CGCACACGCCTCCGGTGGCACGAAGGCGAGGCCGGTGGTAACTAGGCTTTGCGCCGCCCGCAGCCTCCATCCTGAAGGTGGTTCCCCCGCGTGGATTCGAACCACGGTTGCCGGCTTCAAAGGCCAGAGTCCTACCGCTAGACGACGGGGGACAGTATCTCGACACCGGCTGCCCTCGCTCGCCTCACCATGTCGGCGGTGCCAGCGCCGCCGGGGAACGCCACCACTAGGTCGGGGCGCCCCTCGTCTAACATGCGCTGGTTTCTGATAGGACCGGCAGCCTTCCCATGACTAGCCCAATCCGCGCGAAACTTGAGATTGTCGATCCGGTTCCGCCGCGCCCAATAGCCGGCGATGCGGTCAGCGCCTCGTGCGTCTCCCTCGATCAAGGTGCCGATGGGACGCTCACAATGCAGCCTGTCCAGCGCGCGATAGGCTGTCGCCGTGTCGCTGAAATCGCGTCCGCCGCAGACCAGAACCCTCATACTGCCTTATACCACTTGCGGGGCTTGCGCGGAAGCCTTTTCCGTGCTAGCGAGAGGCGTTGCGCTGGTCGCGGCGAATGCCGAAGGGATGGCGTGACAGCCCGCTAGCCGAAAGGCGCGGGACTGAGGTTGCGGCGGCGTGGATGGACACGCGCGAACGCGGGAGCAAGGCCAGTTGTCGAGCGTAAGCCCCCGGGCGATAGCTGCCTATCTCGACTAGGCAGAGCCGGTATCAAGCCCGGCCCGCAGCCTCTAACCTCCCCGTCGGTCTGGAATTGCCGAGCGGGGTTAGGTGCGGGTAGGTCAACCGCCTGCCCCATAATACTGCTCGGTACAGCCATCGCAGCCGCAGTCTGGACCAGCGATGTCGTCAGGCGGCGCTGGAAGCGGCATCCAATACTTTGGCTCACCGTCGTGCGAGTTGATGTAGTCGAAGTCGCCCCAGAGGCCAGTTTGACCGATCCGAGTCACCACGGTCACGCGGTTTTCCCCGTGACCGTGGAAGGCAACGAGGATAGGGGTGTGCATCGGCGCGGTCGCTATCGGTTGCCACTCCATCACCCTATCTCCCCTGTGTGGGGAGGGGCCATCCAGTATCCGATTATCGTCATGAACAGGGAGGCCGCAGCGCCGACACCGACGAAGACAATCCACCCCGCCGGAAACCCGGCGTCAATGGCCCGCCAAATTCCTTGCCCGAGGGAGCCGGTGCAACAGGCAAAGAAGGCCAGCCACCTTGCATCTCGGCGAGTGAAAACATAGTCGTCCATCATCCCATCTCCTTCAGCATAGCCTACCCCACCACCAAAACCACCGCCACTATCCCCGCCAGCATAGTCAGTACGCCGTACCAGAAGGGTGCTGAGGCAACGAACGGCTTAGGGCGCATCGTTGGGCAAAGTCACATCCCTATCGCGGGCGTACCGCCTAGCTCGAAAGATGATAACTGTCTCCATTGTCTCGCCGGGGTTGAGCCCTTCGGACGGCGGGCCGCTAGTCTCTGATCTGCGCCCTATTTCGAACTCCATTTCGTGGGTGAGGCCGCAATCGCAGCATTGCATCAGATAGCCGGGGAGCGGGTGAATCCATTCCGACCAGCCCTTTTCGCCCGGCGCCATTGGCTCGCATTCCGGGTGTCTATTCATAGCCCATGGCCTCCAGTGATACGGCAATCATCTCTTCCGCGAGCGCCCGGCACCCCTGTTTGCAACGGCCATGCCCCGGCTCGTCGCGCCACGCAGGGCACCGGTCGCACTCTTCACGCCGATATTCGCACGCACGCCAAACGGCGGCGTCATTCGCCTCCGCGCGTTCGTAGAAAGACTCGGCGGGCCTCATCACGCGCTCCTAGCGAAAGTCGGGCGAAACCCGAAGGGCCATGACCGCTCTTGCGGGCATGGTGCGAAGCATGAGCACGCGGTGCCGAAGGCATTCACCCAAGCCCTGGGGCCGTACCAGAAGGGGTGGGAGGCGAGGAAGGGGCGGGTCATGGCACTTCGCGAGCCGTGCTCTCAGGCGGAAAGGGCTCCCGGTCGCGGTGCGCGTCCCAAACCTTGCGGGCGAATGAGCCGGGCGTTAGGCCGCTGTCGGCCCCGCCATTGTCGAGGACAGCGCGCGCAATATCGCCAGAAATCTGCCAGAGCGTGCCGACCATATTCTCGCCGCAATGGACAGGCGTTTGCGCCTTCCGCTCAGGCATCGCCGTGAAGCAGCGTGCGACAATCCTGCGAAGCCGCTCTAGCTCTTGCGGGCTCACTGTTTTTCTCCCGGAAGGCCGAGCACGGCCGCGATGGCGAGAAGTTGAAACACCGCCTTGGCGCGAGTAAGATCGGTCAGAACCTCGCCAGCTCCCGGACCTTTGAAGCTGTCCCACAGAAGGCAGTTGCTATCGTCGCAAGGAATGTCGCCATCGCTCACCCAGGCATTGCAGAGGCAGATGAAATCGCCATTATCCTGTGCCATCACTCACCTCGGCCGCACCAACCGGGTGGCGGCGTACTGTACGGGATTTGAACGCACGTTGCCTGCACGTTCGCGCATTGACCCGCACGGAACGGCAAGCATCGCCGGGCGCGCGCCGCGGCTGCACAGAGAGGAGGCTGGCGCACCCGACAGGATTCGAACCTGTGGCCTCTGCCTTCGGAGGGACGTGAACACTCGCTTATTCTCCTACCGCTTTCAGCAGCTTGAGGCCAGTGCGTTCCTCGGCCTGTACGAGCCCTGCACGAAAACCGGCCAGAATCTTGTCTTCCGAGCCCTCCGCATGGGTATAGGTTCGGCGCATCAATCCGGTGTCGCGCCAGCCTCCATATTGCCCCGCCGCCTTGTCGTCCGTGCCCTGCCTGACAACGTGCTCCTGGCCGAAGCCGTGGCGGCCGGCGGCGTGCGGCGGGATGTAGGGGATGCCGGCGGCCTTGCAGGCTTTCCGCCAGACCTTGAGCGGGCCGCAGCGGCTCGAGAAGCCGAATACCCTCAGATTGCGCTTGTCGTTCCGGTTCCAGCCGCGCGGCGTCTTCGGACGCAGGTTCGCCAGCTCGACCACCAACTCTATCGGAATCGTCACCGTCCTGTCGGCATGACCCTTGGCGCCGGGGATCGTCACCCGCGCGTTCTGCAGGTCCAGATGGTGCTTCGGGTGCATCACCACCGCCTGGCCAATCCTCGCCCCCGTCGTGAACATGAACAGCGCCAGCGCGGCGTGCCGCGGCGGAGCGTGCTCGCGGAACTTGAGCAGCCAATCCCATGATCCGGGTATCTGCTCGATCCGGCTCGCCCGCTTCCGGCGCTTGTCCTGCTCGACCCGCTCGGCCTCCGAATAGCCTTTGACCCTGATCGGCGGGCATTTGCCGAGATCGTTGGCGTGATTGATGACGGCGCGGGCCGGGGTGATGACCCAGCGCCGCCACGAATCGGTGCAGTTGTTCGGATAGAGCTTCGGCCCCATCGCTCGGATCATGCCGGCGGTGATCCTGTCGAGCCGGGTTTCGCCGAGCTCCGCGGCGATCGGGATAAGGTGCTTCGCCGTTGCCGGCGTCGGGCTGTAGAGCAGCAGCGCGTCATTGAACGTCAGCGGGCGCGCTTCTTCGCCGATGAGATGCCGACGACGTTCCCGGTCCTCCCGTTCCGAGATCCAGTCCCTTGCGCCGCTCTCCTCAGATGCTCCAGTGCTTTCGCGGATGTAGCCGGAGATCGCCCGCCCGTTATATTCGACCCGCCCCTTTGCCCACCAGATTGCGCCTCTGCGGTACGGGACGAGGGGCATAGCGAATCCTCCAGGATGCGGTCGATCTGTTCGGGGGTGATTAGCATGGACTTGCCGAGAATGTGACAGGCGCCGAGCTGGCGGGCGCGGGCGCGAAGGGTGCGTTCGGATACGCAGACGCCCTTGGCCGCGAACACCGGCAGCCAATCGGCCGGCGAGCGCGCCGAAGCGAGAATCGAAGGAAGGCGCACAGCCTCAGGCATTATGGGGCTTGCTTTCGCGGTGCCGGTGCATCCGCTTTTGCCAGCTAGTGCGCGGCGACCCATCAAATTCTGGCCATCTGCTGCGGACCAACTCGGCTTCACGCCGCGCCATGGCGGCAAGCCCTGTATACTTGCTACGCGCCTTGCGACCGCGAACGGTATCGCGCTGGCGCTCGGCTTCCGCTTGCCATTTGGCCGCCCGCGCCAGCCTGTCAGCGATCTCTGCCTCGATCGTGGCGCGAGTGGCGATGCGGAAGCTCTGGCTGAACCAATGGGCGCCGGGGCCATCATCGACCCAATTTGGACGCCACGCAAAGAACGGAGATCGCTCATTCTTGGTGATATCGACGCGCGACCACCAAGCGGGGTTTTCGGCAACCTTGACCGACCATGTGTGGTCGTCATCGCTAAGACCGTCATAATCGTCTCGCGGGGCGTGCCAGGCTTCGCGGATGAGACGATAAACCTCGCGGCCGGCGTCGCCATGTTCCGGCATCGGGTGAGTAGTGATGCCGTAATGATGCTCACACTCTATGCCGAACACGTCGCGCCCACCATCATCATCCATCATCGCACCCCCTCCCCAACCCCAAGCTCGGCCATCATGCCGCCCTCCTGCTTTCCTCAAGATCGAGGGCAGTCCTGCAGAAGGCACATTCGGCCGAAACCCTCCCCACATACCAATGGCTGCGGCCGCAACCGGGACAGAAGTTCGGCACGTTCGGACGGTAGAGAATGACGTAGCGTTGTTCGGGCTTCATGGTGCGTCTCCAAGGGCGGCGTCGAGCATGGCGGTGAAGGCTTGGCGAGCCTCTTGCGCAGTGACTGCCAGAACGTCCTCGTCAGCATTGATCGCCAGCCCGCCAGCATTTGCCATCGCCTCGGTCGGTTCCCGCATGGCGCTGATGGCGGCGCGGGCGTCAGGCGTGAACGAGCGCCAGTTTTCCTCGTTGCCGTCCTCAGCAGCAGATAGCGCCCGCGCCACCTTCTCGATCATCTCGTTCATGGTGCGGATTCCTCGGGTTGGCGGGAGAGGGCGCTGGCCTTGGCGAGGGCGGCGCTGGCCTGTTTGATAGCGTCTTCGCAGTTGATCCAATCACCAGTATAGGCGCCGATCATTCTTACCAGCGCCTCGACAAGCTCCGGCCCTACCTCCTCCCATCCGGCGGAGGGTTGGCGAGCGGCGAGGGCGGCGAGAGCTTTTTCGATGGCCTCAACGGCGACGGACACCTTTACGCGATACATCGGCAGCATTCCGTCTGGAGCCGTCAGGATGGCGTCGCGGGTCTGTTCGTGGCAGCCGTCGCTATATGCAGCGCTCGCCAGCATTTCCCGCGCCTGTGCTTCACTCCCCATCTGAACCTCCCAGAAGGGAGCGGGCGGTGCGGAGATGGCTCCGGTTCAGTTCATCGCCGTCATGCACCATCAGCGGCGCGGCATCATCGCTTTCTGGCGGATCATATTGTTCAGCCAACCGAGCAAACGGCCGCAGCCCAGCCTCCAGCGCCTTGATCCTGTCGGCGGCTTCGCTCATGATGGTGGCGGCGTCGGGCTGCCCGCGAACGGTGTAGCCGCGCACAGAAATCTCCCGCAACCGCTCGACAAGGCTCGTCATGACTTGCTCCTCAAATAGTCGCGGACCATGCTAGTCGGCCCCTGAGCAACAAGGACCGAGCCAACGTCTGCGGCGCTTTAGGCGGGGGCACTGGTCCTCATAATCCCACGCCGCTTCTCCAGCCCACGAGAGGTGCCAAGGGCCATCTCCGCACCCTGAGCAGGCGTAATAGTTCTCTGGGTGGCGAACGGCATCATTTTGCTCGACGGGGGCGGTCATCATCCATCTCCTTCCGGGGTGGCGAGGGCGCGGCCCATGATTTCGCGCCAAGCCGCCGCGTCCTCGGCTTCGCGCTTGGCCTGCTCTGGTGTCAGGACGTAGTAGCCCTCGCCGTGGCAGCGCGGGCACTCCATCTCGCCATTGTTTTCGCAGTAGCATTGGTCGCCGCCGCAGTGGCAGATGGCGGTTCCCATGCCCTGGCAGCGGTCGCACCACAGCGCACCCTCTGGCAGGCGATCGTCGGTCCATTTGGGGTTGGCCATTATGCCGCCTCTCTTTCTGCTTCCTTGCTCAGCGTCGCCACGTCGCAGCCGATCCACGCGCTGATCTTCTCCAGCGCCGCCGTGACATATTCAGCCCGCTCGTTCTCAGGCATCGACGCGAACGAAATGCTCTCATAATCGTAGTCGATGATCTCGCCCGTCTTCTTCGACACAATGGGCGGGGCAAGGCCGAGATCGCGCTTGAGCCTGCGATGCAAAGCCTTCACGGTCAGGATGCCGTCAACCGCATCGGATAGCTGCTCAGCGGCGATGCGGAGGCAGACCCAGTATTTTGCGAGCCGCCTGGTATTGCCGGTCGTGCGCCTGATCTCGACGCGAACGACGCCGCCGGCCGTGGCCTTCACCGCTTCCTCAGCCGCCGCGCTTACCGGGCGAAGCGAGCCGAGCATGGAGCGGAACAGGATGGGCTCTTTGTCGCTCATGCTGCCAGCCTCGCCTGCGCCGCGAGCCGCATCGCCTCGGCGTACAGGTCGATCCCGTATTCCTGATAGAAGCCCTGATGGCCGAGCCCCTGAACGCTTGTCGGCGCGGAAACGAATTGGTCGATCCGATGATGGAAAGGGCACAGCGGCGTGACGAGCCATTCGTCCCGCGAGAATCGGCCGGGCCTGTCGGCATAGCCGGTGACGTGGTGAACCTCCGCCGGGCCGCCGCAGACGAGACAGCCGAGGTCCGCCACGCGGTCGTGATGGCGCTTGAGGGCGGCGGGCTTGCTCATCAGGCGGCTTTCTGCTGCTGCTCGTAGCGGGCGCGGAGCTGCGCGACTGTCTCATCAACCTCGCCCAGAAAGTCGATGACGTGCGCCTCCATGCCAGCGATGGCCTCCCCGTCCCGCTCGACCCGCTGCACGAACAGGCGCATGGATTCGGGGAGCCGTGGATCGTAGGAAGCGAAGTCAGCCCAGCTGCGTTCTGGCATACAGGCCAATTGCCACTGGATTTGAGTCCGATACTTCTCAGGGATCGCGCCGCCGAGAAGCGTTGCGATATGTGTCGCAGTCTGGGGGCACTTCACCTCCAAGAGCCCGTCGCTGCCGACGAGGCGGTCGGGACTTGCCCCGGCCATCGCGATCTTCGGATGATCGACAAAGCCGATCTCCGTCAGATCTGCGTCCGCATAGAAGGCATATGCTCGGCAGGCTTCCGGCTCGGTAGCTGTGCCCCAAGCCATGGCCGCGTTCGTGAATGTCTCGGCCGGAACGCCGGTCAGCCGCTCCGCCACAAGCTGCGCCGCGTAATTGGCCCTGGACGCACCCCAGCCTGTCTTTGTGCGGGCGATGATATCGGCCACCCGCGAAGCGGTGGCGCGGCCAGCTCGGTAGCGGAGCCATTCCTCCGTACCCTGGATGAGATCAAGCATGGGCCTTCTCCTTCTGTCGAGTGCGGGTTGCAGACGCGGCCCGACACCTCTTGCAGCTGCGGTTTCCTCGCTTGTCGGTGTAGGTGTTTTCGCCGGTGAACAGGTGGCCTCGGCGACATGCGGCAGCCGGGCGGCGGGGGCGCTGATTAAGATTCTGTTCCGATCGAGTCGCCCAGCGGCAATTCGTCGGCGCGTAGTCGCCGTCCGGGTTGATCCGGTCAAGCGAGTGGTCGGGGCTAGGCTTTGGCCCCATGTCAGCCCGGAAGGTGTTGAAGTCAGCCCAGCGATCACAAATTCTGATGCCGCGTCCGCCGTAGTTTTCAAAGACGATGAAGTTCGGATCAAGGCACCTGCGGCGCATGGCGCGCCACGCCTTAAACTCAGGCGAATGGGCGCCGCGCCGCGCCGCGCCGTGCTTGAGCTTGCCCATCATGCGTTCTCCTTCTTCGCCTTGGCCTGGAGAGCCGCCACGGCCTTGTCGAAGTCGGCGGCGCGAATGTCTGTCAGCTTCTGGACGCCGAAATATTCGCAGAACCGCTTGGTATCGGCGCCGACATTCTCCGCCAGCGTGACGAGCGTGGCGTATTGGTGATCGTCGATCTTGCCGTTGGCATGACCGTTGCCGTTGTTCGCATTGGCCGGGGCGGAGCGGGAAGCGGCGTTGCCGTCATCATCCTCCGCCGGCACGCCAAACGCCGTCATCAGGGCATAGCGTCGGGCATAGGTGAGCGCCGAGCCGAAGCCCTGCGCGTCGCGCTTGTTCGCCGGGACGTAGAGCTTGCCGAGGTCCATTTCCTCGCCGGTCGCGCCGTGGCGAAGGATGGTGGCGACGATCACGCCGTCCTCGGAAGGCTCGCACCGCTGAATGTAGAACAGACCTTGCTTCACCAGCGGTGGCTTGATAGCGTCCATGACGGAGCCGAGGTCCGCATACTTGCTCTTGAAGTGCGGGTTGATCTTGTCCTTCGCCGCGCCCTCGATCTCGGCGAAGGCCAGCGCCATCGCGGAGGCCAGGGTCGGCTCGTTCTTAGCGGCGGCGGTCATGACTCTCTCCCTCATAATTCTCAAAGGCTCCCCGATATTCGGGAAGGCTGTTGCGATGGTCGATCAGGGCGTCGCGGAGGGCGGCTTTCTCGTCCCGATTGTCGAGGTGGAGATCGTCCACCCGGAGCAATGCGCGGGCGGCTTCGATCACGACATCGCGCGTGTCGGCGGAAGGATAGGTCATCGTTCGGACTCCTTGGTGCTGGCAGCATGGCGATTGCGCTTCGCGCACCGCCGCCACTCGGGTTTCACCCGGAGCCGCAAGGGCGTCTCCGCCATTCGGCGAGTGTCGGCTATCGCGGGTCATGCCGGCTCCCTTTCGCCTCGCGCATGGTCATTCCCCCCGCGCGGTGGCGAGAACGGCAAAGGCTTCGTTCATGCGGGCCTGTACGTCGCCGGGAATGTCCTCGCACTGCGGCGCGCAGGCATCAGCGGCGCGGGCGAGCTTGAACAGCGCCCAATAAAGCTGCGTGGCGGCGGTGATCAGGGTGGCATTGGCTTCGGCGGTCGGGTCGTCCTCATCGTCGAACAGGACACATGCCACTGCGCTATCGACGCCAACGACGAGACGAGACAGACAGCTGCCCATCGGCTCCAGCTCGCCCTCTGCGAGCCACGGCCCCTGCGTGAACTTCGTCTCCTCGCTCATGCCGCATCCTTCCTCTGAACCTTCTCCCGCCCCTGTTCGATCAGCCCGTCGATCGCAGGGCCAAGCCCGTTCTTTCCGAGTTCGTCCATCACCAGCGCTGCGAAGCCCGACCAGCGTTCCAGTTCGGCGGCGCTTTCGTTCACCCGCGCCAGATACCGGCGGGCCAGGTTGGCGCTGAACACGTCTCCGGTGCGCTCGAAATGACGCAGGGCGGCTTGGAGGCCGGTGCGGTAAGTGGTGAGGAGCGAGGCGGCGCGGTTCGTCATGCCGAGCGATCCTTCTCTGCATGGGCCTTGAGGGCGGCGGCGACAGTGAGCAGATCGGCCGCCCGCGCCATTATTGAAGCATCGCCCCAATAATCGTCGCCGAACGCTCCGACTGCGAGGCCGATTGCGTGGCGCTCAGCCCGCTCCGCCAGCGCTCTCAGGTCCGATGCCTTCTCCAGCACATCAGCTATGGCTGCGGTCATGGTGTGTCCCCGCGTGCGCGTGCGAGGGCGGCGCGGGCGGGCTGGTAGACGGGCTCGAAGTAGCGGCCGAAGTCGCTATTCGGACCGCACGCCTCCCACTGTTTGACGAAGCCATCCAGCGCCTCGTACATGCACGGGCTCGCGGCTATCAGGGTGGCAATGGCTTCATGTTCCGCTCTCGATCGTCCGCTGATGTAGGCGACTGCAAAGCCGTCCGCGCCCATAACCATGCGGTTGTCGCCGTCGGCGGAAATCTCAAAGCCGGAGACGCGCCACGGCCCTTCTGGCAGCCTATCGGTCCTATCGGCACTACGGCTCATGATCTTGCTCCTCGTTTCAGGGCGAGGGCGGCGCGGGGGAACGCCGCCCTCTGTGCTATGCGGCTTTTGCTTGAGCCTGACAGAATAGGTGGATTGCCTCGTCTACGGCGGTGTAGCTCTTATCGAGGCGGTCCCAGTCCGCATCGCTCGCGCCATCGTAGGGGCGGCCATGCTCGGCCTCGAACTCGTCTACCGCTCGTCGATACTCGCGGTCACGAACGAGCGTGAGCGTGTCGAGCAGCGTGTGGTGGCTATGAAGCTGTGCGGGCATCGGGGCTCTCCGTCTGGTTCGATGGGAGCTATAATGCACATTGCATCAGCTACGCGCAAGTGCAAAACGCATCAATGCAAAAATAATTTGCCGGTGGAGCTTATTTCGGAGGGGCGGGGGAGCCGGGCTTGATGCCGAATCGGCCGAGCTGGCCATTGCCCGGAGCGAGAACCACGGCCGCTGCGAATCCGGCGACGGCGACAATCGCCAATGCGATCAGGAGGCGGCGGTTCGTCATTCCGGCCGGATCGAGGCGACGACGATTCCGATGATTTCGACCCGCGTTATATCGGGTGAGTCTGGCGAGTCGGCGGGGAATGCCTGGAAGGCCGGGTTGGTCGAGCGGGGCCGGAGCCAAGTCCGCCCATCGGGGTCGAGGACCAGCTCCTTGACGGTGGTTTCCACGGTGCCGTCGATTCGCTTTCTCAGCACGACGACGCGCTTGCCGGCCAGGATTGCCCCATCGCCTCTGTAGGATACGCACTCAATGATGGTGCCGGGCGGGTAAACCTCATTCATGGAATCGCCGACTACGCGGAGACCAAATCGCTCTCTCGGCGAAGCCGCTATGTCAGAGCGGCCCGTGAACACTTCCCATTCATCGGGATCAAACTCCCATGCCTCCCGCCAGACACCGGCCGCGACTTCCCCCTTTACATGAAGTCGCGGTCCTAGCGAAACGGAATCAGTTTGGTCGCGGTGTTTGCCGTATAGCAGCCATTCCGGGGCGACGCGGAAGAAGCGCCCGTACCTTTGGGCGCGGTCGGCGGGGAAGCCCCGACTCCCGTTCTCGTGCTGGATATATGTCGGGACGGGCACACCCATCGCTTCGGCTGCGGACGAGGCAGACGTATAGCCCGCTCGCTCCCTTGCTTCCTTCAGTCGCTCACCGGCTTCGCCCATGCTCGCCGCGTAGACCGAAGATTGATGCAAAAGGCACTTGCGCCCGGCTGATGCATCATGCATTATGGCCGTATGCGCACACACGCTCAAATCGTCGCGGCGGCCGGGAAACCGGAAGAGGTCGCGATCCGCCGCTGCGTTTCGGTCCACACCGTAAGGTCATGGGTCCAGCGCGACAGCATTCCCGCCGAGCATTGGGCCGCGTTCGCCGACGAGGGCAATGCAAGCCTTGAAGAGCTTGCGCTGGCCGCTGCCGCCCGCCGCAACGATGTCCCACTGGCTAAAGCGTCATGAACGCGCCCCATCACCCGCTACTCCCGCCCGCATACGCCACAGTCTTCCGCAATCCCCAAACCTGTCGCACAAAAGGCGGTGCGGGGTGAGGGGCCTCGACATTCCGAGCGCGCAATGGAGCGAGGCAAGCGGCGGCTACGTTGTCGATGAACGCGGCCAGCTTTGGCGTATCGTCGGTTTCATCGACCGCCCGACCGTAATTCTCGATCCCGTGCGCGTCCTCCCCGAGCCGGGAACGGTGACAGTCACCGACAAGCGACAGCGGCAATATCTTATCATGGGCAGCCCCAATTCGAAAGAGTTCCAGCGCCTCATCCCGGAAGAATAGCCGATGCTCCCCTACCTCACCATAGCCCTCGGCTTCATCCTGGCAGCCATTGTCGGTGTGATATTCCTGACGATTGGCGTTGGCGCCCTGATCGCTCGCCTCGCCCGACTGAGCGACGATAAGCGTGACCGTGCGCGTAGCAGCGCCTGTATGCCCCCATTCAGCGGCGACATATCCAACTGGATCGGCGAGCCTCGTGACGATCCGATGCGCGACTGTCCCGAGTCCGACCCACGCATCGAGGGGTTGGCCCGCAAAGGGCTGTCCGATCTGTCGATCGCCAAGCCTGTCCATCCTGGAATCGTAGCCGCGAAAGGTCTGCGGGATCATGGATAATCGAAGGCTGCAAGCACGGCTTTCCGTTGAAGCGCAGGAGCGCATGTTCCGGCTTGCCGAGCGCGACTTCGGCCTGTCGATCGCCATCCTCTCGGCCGAAAGCGGCATCCCCGCCTCGACCCTGCGCGACTGGAAAGGGGGCGCTACGATGCCCCTGTGGGCCGCTGGGGCGCTCGCACAGGCCGGGTTGCCAGATTACCTGCTGAGCCTTCCCTTGCGCCCCTACGGCCGCGTGGTGGCGACTGAGACGCTTGAGGACGCCGCCCTGCACGAAGCCGCGGAAGGCGCCGCCGAGTTCGCGCAGGAATATCTGAAAGCGACCAGTCCGGCAAGCGAAAGCGGGCCCGATCTCAGCCCGCGCGAAAAGGCCCGGCTCGGCGAACTCGGCGAGCGGCATGGGGCAAAGCTGCGTTCGATCGGGAGCAAGGCGGCGTGATGGAGCCCTACACCGCGCCGCTCATCGCGAAGCTGCTGCGCGCCATGCCGATCGAGCGGCTGCGGAGCGTGCGGCCCCGCGACTTTCAGACGTGGCCCGCCAAGCGGATCGTGAAGGCCCCGCTCATTCAGGAGATCATCGCCAACGAACTGGCCAGCAGAAGGAGGGCCACATGACGCAGCACAGCACGGAACGCGATTGGCTACAGTCGCTGACGGAATATCCGATCGGCGGCGACTCGTGCAGCTCGGCCGAGGCGGCTCGCCGCGCCAACAAGGTATGGCTCCCTGCCGGGAAGCGCTCGGCCAACAGTCGCGAAGTTCGCGCCACACAGCAGGAACTCCGCGCGAAACAGATCGACATTGAAGACGCCGTGGAGGCGGCTGGTGGCGAGCGCGGGAAGCTCAACGAGGCATGACCGACCTCGTAACCCTAATGGCCGAGCTGCGCCGCATCGATCTGGAAACCGGCTTCGAGCTGGCGCTGAAGCTCCGCAAGGCCAGGCGTCCCCGGCGTAGCGCCGCCGCTCGAAAGGGCTGGGAAACGAGGCGGGCGTCGTGATCGAGCCTGTCATCATCGGTCGCGCCACGCTCTACCTTGGCGATTGTCGCGATATTCTCGCATCGCTGGAGGGGGTGTCCGTCACGGTCGCCGATCCGCCCTATGGTGTCGCCGGCGGGTGGGGCAGCGGGCTTCGCAAGGCTTCCGCGCGTCCGTCCAAAAGCGACTATCAGGCTGCGTTCACCGACAACCGCGAATATGTCGAGACGGTCGTCATCCTCGCCGTTTCCGAGTGCGTTTCACGGTGGGAAAGAGCCGCCGTAACTCCTGGGATTCGGCATCAGCGACTATACCCCGAACCGGCGCACATTGGAAGCTTTCAATATCCTGGCAGCACCGTCATGTCGTGCTGGGGGCCGGTCCTGTGGCAGCCGATTCTCTATTATGGCCGTGACCCGCATCAGGGCCGTTTGCGCCCGGACAGCCGCCCGAATTGCAACGACATTGACCGCGAAACGCCGCACCCCTGCCCGAAGCCGCTGCGGCAATGGACGTGGCTTGTCGAGCGTGCCTCACTGGCCGGCGAAACGGTGCTTGATCCGTTCATGGGGAGCGGAACCACGGGTGTCGCGTGCGCGGCGCTGGGCCGAAACTTCATCGGGATCGAACTGGACGAGCGCCACTTCGCGACCGCCTGCCGCCGCATCGAGGATGCGCAAAGGCAGGGTAGCCTCTTTGACGAGCAAGCCGCATGAAGCCGCCCGCCCCAACCGAACGCCAGACGCAGCGCGCCATCCTCCAAATGCTCGGCACATGCTTCCCGCGCGTCCTCGTCTGGCACGTCCCCAACGGTGCTTTTCTCGGCAATGACGAGAAGGCACGCCGACGCACGATGGGCGGGCTGCTTGGCGACGGATTGAAGCCTGGCGCGCCTGACCTCGCCTGCTACTGGAACCATGGCCACGCCCTTATCGAGGTAAAGCGCCCCGGCTGCGCTTCCCGCCTGTCGCCCGAACAGCAGCGCATCCATGCCGAGCTTGCCGAGATGGGTTTCGAGCCCGCCGTCGTCACCTCGCCAGCGCAAGCCTTCGCACACCTCAAGTCTCGCGGTGCTCCTGCCAGTGTTGTGGAATGGAGGGAGGGGTGAGCGAGCCCGTCATCATCGGAAATGCGAGGCTGTACGAGGGCGACTGTCTCGACGTGCTGCCGACGCTCGGCAGTGTAGATGCTGTCGTGACCGATCCGCCATATGGGATCGGAGACGCACCTTTGACTGCGAAAGGTGTAACCGGGAAACGCTCTGGCCGAGCAGTCACGAACACTTGGCACCCCGAGAGTCACTGGGACACCTCGATTGACCCTGAGTGGGCGCGGCTCTGTTGCGGCGTGGCCCCCATCATCGCGTGGTTTGGGCACTGGCGCAAGCGGGCAGAGGTTGAGCGCGCCATGTCTTATCCGATCCGTGCCGAAATAGTGTGGGCGAAAGATTGCCACGTCGGCCCGCCTTGTCCGCTTGCAACGCGTGACGAACGGATTTGGTTGTTCAGCGCAAAAGGCATCACCGGCGCTCGGTTCGAGACTTCCGTTTGGGACGTGCCTATTATCCCGACATGGGCGCGTAAGGATCACAAGAACGAGAAACCGGTCCCGCTGATATTGCGCCTGCTTGCTTTTCTTGATCCCGCCACTGTCCTCGACCCATTCATGGGCTCCGGCACCACCGGAGTCGCCGCCGTCATGGACAAGCGCAAGTTCATCGGCATTGAGAAAGAGCCGCGCTACTTCGACATAGCCTGCAAACGTATAGAGGATGCACAGCGTCAAGGCAACCTATTCAATGAGGTGGCCGCATGACATCCTCCCACAGAAGCTGGTACGACAAGGGCCGCGCTCACTACGAGAATTGCGCCACCAATTCGAAGGCCAAGCCCGATTATCCGACCCAGGACAGTCACGCACCAGCCGACGAAGCGGAGTTCATCCGTGGATTCCAGGCCGCGCGCAGGGAGGCGCTAGGCGCTGCTCTGGCCCCTGACAGCGATCCTACCGGCAGCACATGGATGGAGGGGTATTGATGGCTACGGGGCTGTTCACGCATCGCTCGCACAATCAAGGCCGCTCGTTCGCCGTGTACAGGGCACAGCAGCGCCGAGAGAGGCGCGACGAGGCCAGCGCAAGGCTCGACGCCTTCGCCGAGCTGCTGGCGGAAGGGATGGAGCCCGCCGACGCCGCCGTAAGAGTCGGCTGCTCTAAAGGCTACGGCCGCACCATGCTCCAGCGCATCGTCACGCAGTTGGGGAAGGAACAGTGCCGATGAAGCCAATTATCCGCCGCCTTGCTTATGTGGCAGCCGAGGAATCCGGCCTCCAGAGAGACGAGATATTTGCCACAATGCCGCTGGTCGCGCGCCCGACTTCCCGCCGCATTGCTTGGCCGCGCTTCGCCGTGATGAAGGTAGCACACGAACAGGGAAAATCCTACCGGCAAATAGCCGATCACCTCGGTTTCCGGGACCACACCAGCATCATTTACGGCTGCCGTCGCGCCAGTGAGCTGGTGGCGACCAATCCAGTTATTGCGGCGCTCATAGACAGGCTGAGAGAGGAAGCGGGACGGTGAGCGTTCGCATGATGACTCTCGTTTGGGCGCTCGACTTGCCCGATAGCGAAAAGATCGTGCTGCTCGCGCTCGCAGATTCCGCGAATGACGAGGGGCATTGCTGGCCGTCAATGCGATCGCTGACGATCAAATGCAGCAAGTCAGACCGGACAATCCAAGGCTCTATTCGCCGTCTGGTCGATGCTGGCCACCTCACCCGCCGAGAGGTTCCTGGGAAGGGCTGTAATTATTCCGTCCACCCCCGCAAGGATATCGCCCCCGAAGTTGCTTCGCCCCCGAAGGGAACGACGCAGACCCCCGAAGCCGCTTCGGACAAACCGTCAAGAACCACCAATACGGAAGCTAAAGCTTCCTTACAGCGCGTAGTCGATTCCTGGAATGAAATGGCGGCAGGATGCGGTCTGCCGAAGGTCCGCGTTCTGGACGCCTCTCGCCGGCAGAGCATGCGGCTTCGGCTGAAGGAGCATGGCGAGGAAGGGCTGCTCGAAGCGATCGGCATGATCAGGCGCTCACCTTGGTTGATGGGCGTCGGTCGCGATTCCAAATGGCGCCCGGATTTCGACTTTCTCCTCACCCCGTCGAAGCTTCGAAAGATTCTCGAAGGCTCTTACGGTGCCGAAGTCGAGAAACAGGCCAGGACGATCCCGGCCCGCATTCGCCAATATGAGGAAACCGCCGCCTTCTACCGGAAGATTGGTCGCGATCGGGATGCTGACGAAGCGCTCAAGATCGCGGCGAGGCTGAGGCGTCCCGGCAATGGCGATGGAACGGCTCGCTCGCTCGGTTCGGTTGTCGTCCAGATAGCGGGAGCGGTGCGATGAAGATGGCATTTTCGTCGCTCGAAAAATTCGATTTCGCGACGTGTCACATGCTCTTTGGTGAATGTCTGAGCGAAGCAGGCACAGGAAGACAAGCCCTGCCGAGTGTTGGCGGAGCCTGTCCGGCCTGTGCCTGTCAACGCCTATGCCCTCTGGAGCCAGCCGTCGCTTCGCAGGCACTTGGGGATGAAGGTATCCCAAGTTCGGCCGCTGCTTTCCAGGCTATCCTTCGCCCGGTCCATCCCCGCTCGGCCTTTCGGACTCGGGCTGCGCTGCGATGGAGCCCCGCAGGTAGCGCAAGAGGCCGAAGCCTCATTCTCGCGCCGCTGTCGTACCCTCCGCGAGAACGGCCGGTCGCTAGCACACATCGCCGCCGCGCGCAAGCACAGCACCATAAGGGAGAGTAGAGTGGGGAAGGGCAGGAGGAAGCCGGTGGAGATCGTGCCCCCGACTGACGAGCAGCTAGCGCATGGCGATTTCGCCGTCGAGGACGTGACGGACAAGCGCAACGGGGGCGGTTCGATCACGATCGGCAAGGCATTCCGGCGCCGGCCGATGATCGCCGTTCTGCATCTCGCCGGCATCCTCAACGACGAGCAGTACAAGGCGCTCAGGCACTACCGCCACCATGCCGATCTCGCCGACCGCTCGCCGATCCGCGACAGCCTGAACCGGCAGCGGGGAGGATCGGGCAACGGCCCCACGATCACGACGCTCAACGCTGTCGCGCTGGTACGGGACTGCGAACGCGCGGCGGGCAGCCTGGCGAGCCTGCTTCGAGACGTGGTGGTGTACGACCGCTCGCTCAGTCAGGTGGCGATAGACCGTGCGGGCGCGCTCGAGGAGTGCTATGAGCGCAAGGGGCGGACGGTGTGCCAGATCAGGCCGAGGCGCAAGGCCCTTGAGGTCGCCCGGCTCGAGATCAGGGTCGCGGCGCAGCGGGTGCAGGCGGAGTTGGCGGCATGAGGGAGATGGGGTGATGGACGAAGAACGCGACCGCAAGAAAATCATGGCCAAGCTTGTCGCCGGCAACCCGCGACTAGCACCGGAAGGGGTGATCGAGATCGGCTACATGTTAGCCGACTTTCTGAAGGCATCTGTCGCCGACGCCGACACCGCCGTCGATACCGGCTGCGGCTTCGGGCAGTTCGATTTATGGGTGAAGGTAGGCGGCGAGGAGTTTTTCGTCACGGTTAAGAAAACGTGCAAAGCGGATGCGGCGGAGTTGGGCGCATGAAGGAGACTGAGATCATGACCCCGTTCGAACGCGCCGCGCACGCGGTGGAGATTGAGATCAGCACGCACTGCCCAGCTTGCGAAGCGGAGTTGCCGGGCGACCGCGAGGAAATCGTCCGCGCCGTCCGCGCCGTCCTCACCGCGATCCGCGAGCCGGGGAAGGCGGCTCTTAGTGCGGGGATTGCTGCCGCCGAAGATGTCGAAGATTGGACGCAGGACAGCTATGAGCGTTACCGTGTCGATAGCGCCTCCGACATGCCACGCCCCGTCTGGCAGGCCATGATCGACGCCATGCTGGCGGAGGGCGGTCGGTAGCGAAAAGCAACCCACTTGACGGCCCGTCCCTACAATGCTACCAGCCTGTCATTCTGGATTTCGCGCGCCCGCCAAACAAGGTGACGGCGCGCTTTTCGAAGGTGGCGCCCGTGTTTGTCCGAGCGGGCCAAGCGCGCGAGCGGCACGTCTGTATAGAACCCAGGCATCGGTCTCCACCATTCCCATTCCGCGCCTCCCCCTTTCGCGCGGACCCGCCCGGCCCGGCCTCCTGAACGAAGCGACACACTCTCAAGCAGGGCGCTGTCACGGCGAGCTAGCGCCGGGCGGGGAATATCAGGAGACGCAACCATGTTCGATCGCATCGCGGCGAACCGGCACTACATTGGCTATCCGGTGTGGAAGGTCGCCGCTCTCGCCATCATCGGCAAGATGCTTGGCGTCCAGTTCAAGATATTCGGGATGCCGTTCGGCGCGGCTTACAATCCAGAGATAGCTGAGAAGGCGATGGGGCCGCGCACTAGCCTGCGTGCTGACAACCGCGTGCAGACTGGCATCGGCTACTGACAGGAGACGCAACATGAATGAAGCCATAGCCTGTTTGGAGCGGGAGCTTGCGACTCTCGCCACAAACTTCGCCGCTCAGGCCGCATCCGACGCCTGTTCCGATGTAGACAGCACCGACGAACAGCAGAATCTCCGCTGGCGTCAGATGGAGAGCATTCGGCGCGGCATCTTCTCGCTCCGCCACGCCAACCAGAGCGCACAGCAGGTGAATACCTTCGCACAGAATGCGCCCGTCGCTGCGGCCCGCTATACCGCCCAGGGAGACGCAACATGCTCGCACTGATCCTGCTTGTGTTCGCATTCGTGCTGTTCGTCATCGCCGCTGCTGGCATTGGCGGACGGTTCAACCTCATCGCGGCCGGCCTCGCTTGCGCGACGGCGAGCGTGCTGGCGGGGCAACTCTAACCCGCGACCAACCCGAGAGGGAGTCGAACAATGCCTGCCCGATTGAGAAAGACGCACCAGGAAGACGTGCGAACCAAAATCCAGACAAGTCAGTTGATAAATCGGCTTTCGAATCACGGACTTGGCAAGGTCGATCTGAGCCCTACGCAGGTCCAGTCGATTAACATCCTGCTCAGGAAGACGCTGCCCGATCTTCAGGCGGTTCAGCACACCGGGGAAGGCGGCGGTCCGATCCAGCATGGCCTCACCGTCAAGTTTGTCTGAGGTTCGCTTGCCGGCGGCATTCCGGCCGCTGTTCGAACCGCACCGCTACAAGGCTTATTACGGAGGTCGAGGCTCGGCGAAGTCGCACAGCTTCGCGACGGCGCTGGTCATCATGGCGGCTCAGAAGCCGATGCGGATCGTCTGCGCCCGCGAGATACAGGACAATCTCCGCGCTTCATCGAAGCAGCTCATAGAGGACAAGATCGAGGCGCTTGGGCTTCAGGCGCTGTTCGATCGCCAGGATAAGATCACCAAGGGCCACAACGGCAGTCAGTTCACCTACATCGGCATGTGGCGCAACCCGGACGCGGTTCGGTCGATGGAAGGCGCGGACGTGTTCTGGGGCGAGGAAGCGAGCGCGTTGAGCGAGCGCAGTCTCAAGGTGGTTCGTCCGTCGATGCGGAAGGCCGGTTCCGAGCTTTGGTTTTCGTGGAATCCCGAGTTCGAGCATGATCCGGTCGATAAGTTCTTCCGCGGCCCGCAGGGACCGCCGCCGCGCAGTCTCGTCAAGGAAGTGACGTGGGAGGACAACCCTTGGTTCGCCGCCACTGAGTTGAAGGACGAGCGCGACCACGACTACGCGACCGACCCGGCGAGAGCGGAGCATGTGTGGGGCGGCGGCTATGTCACTGCCGTCGAGGGCGCCTATTTCGCGGCGCAGCTCGCGGACGCGCAGCGTGAAGGCAGGATCGGGCAGTTGGCCGCCGATCCGATCATGCGCGTTCGGGCGTTCTGGGATTTGGGGCGCAGGGACGCGACGGCGATATGGCTGGCGCAGTTCGTCGGGCGCGAGATCAGGGTGCTGGATTATATCGAAGGGCAGGGGCAGCAGCTCGGCTACTACGTCAACGAGCTTCACACGCGGAAGTACAGCGGCGCGCTGATGGTGCTGCCGCATGACGGGGCGGAGAAGCGCCTGACAGCCCCCGGATCGGCCGAGGAGCAGTTGAGGGCCGCAGGGTTCGACGTGGACGTAGTGCCCAACCAGGGCAAGGGAGCGGCGCTACAGCGGGTCGAGGCGGCGCGCAGGCTGTTCCCCTCCATCTGGTTCGCCGACGAGCCCACACGGCCCGGACGCAAGGCTCTGGCGGCCTATCACGAACGCAGGGACGACAAGCGCAACGTGGGCCTAGGGCCTGAGCATGACTGGGCAAGCGATCCGGCCGACGCGTTCGGGCTGATGTGCGTTGCCTACGAAGCGCCGCATGAGGCGCGCAAGGCGAAGCGGCAGCCGGCGATGGCGGGAGGATGGTTGGGATGAGCACAGCCGTTTGCAACCATGAATATGACATGGTGCACGACAATTGCCGGAAATGCGGGCTGGAATGGAGCAAGTTTCCGAAGCCGAAGTATAATCCGCTGCCGAGCTTCACGGATGCCGTCCGCAGCGACCTTCACCGCGAAGTGCATTACGGCATCAGGGAATACCCCGGCGCATTTCTGTTCACGGCGCTTACCGCGTTCAATCTCGGCCTCGCCCTTGGTGTGGTCGTAGGGCTGCTCGTCTGATGGCACAGCACGACACCTTCGACTTCGACGACCACAAGCGTCGCCTGCGCGCGCTCGGCTCAACCATCCACGGCGAGGGCGAGCGGTGGATTTCCTACGACCATGGGGACCGTCGCTTCATGTCGTTCATTTCCGAGGATGCCCGGACGAGATTCGGCGTGGATTTCCCCATCGACCGCGAGGACATTTACGGGCCAGCCGCCGACGTGCTGGTCGGAAAGTACGGTGAGCGCGTCCGCCCGCTCGTTGCCGAGGCGGCTAAGGCGTTCGGTTGATGGCAAAGGTGTGGGAATCCCCGAAGCAGTACAGCGCTCGCCATCTCCGCCGCGCGATCGAGCGGGCGAAGAGTGCTGTGATGGAAGCGCAGGAGACGCTTCAGGATTTCCGGGGCCGCCCGGCAACCTATCAGGAGCTTCTGGATGCCGCCTTCGGTAGGCTCGACACGGCATGGCGCATGGCTTCCGAGACAGAGCAGCACGAAGCGCAGAAGGTTCGGGAACGGGCGAGGGATTGCGTCGATGCCTGAGAACGACGACCTCCTCGAAACCGCCCGCAAGGAATATGCCCGCTGCCGCGAATGGTGGGGCGACAATCAGGACTGCGCCAAGGACGACCTGCGCTTCGCCCGGCTTGGCGAGCAGTGGCCTTCTGAGATCGAGCAGCAGCGGCTGAAGGAGCGCCGCCCCTGTCTCACCTTCAACAAGATGCCCGCCTTCATCCGGCAGGTGGTCAACGATGCCCGCCAGAACAAGCCGGCGGTCAAGGTCCACCCGCAGGATTCGGGGGCTGACAAGCGCACCGCCGAGATCATCAACGGGCTCATCCGCAACATCGAAACCACGTCTGACGCGGACACGGCCTATGACACGGCGATCGAACACGCGGTTGGGCAGGGCTTCGGCTTCTGGCGGATCAACACCGCTTACACCTGCGACGACGCCTTCGACCAGGATATCGTTGTCGAGCGCGTCACCAACCCGTTTACGGTGTACGGCGATCCACGTTCGAAGGCGGCGGATTCGTCGGACTGGAACGTGGCCTTCATCGTCACGACGCTTTCGAAGGAAGAGTTCGAGCGCGAATATCCCGACGCCGAGAAGACCAATTGGGAGCACGACTATCGCGACTATCCGGATTGGATGGACGGCGAGGATGTGGTGGTCGCCGAATATTGGACCCGCGAGAAGGTGAAGGCCGCCATCGTCGGCCTGGACGACGGCACGGTGGTCAAGCAGGCCGAGTATGACGAACGAGCGGAGGAGTATACTGAAGCCGGCATATCGGTCGTAGGCGAGCCCCGCGAGGTCGAGTCCTACAAGGTCACGCAACGGATAATGTCCGGTGCGGAGGTGCTGAAGACCGTAGAGTGGGCGGGCAAGTTCATCCCGATCGTCCCGGTGTACGGGGACGAGGTGATCGACGAGGACGGCAAGCGGCATTTCCGCTCGCTGATCCGGGACGCCAAGGGCGCGCAGATCAATTTCAACTTCATGCGGACCGCTGGGGCAGAGGGGCTCGCCCTTCAGCCGCGCGTGCCGTTTATCGGCGAGAAGGGCGTGTTCGATGTCGATCCGAACTGGGACACTGCGAACAGTGTCACCCACGCCTATCTGGAATACGCTCCTGGCAAGAAGCCGCCCCAGCGCCAACCGTTGCCGTCCATATTCACCGCCGCGCTTCAGGAGGCCCTGAACGCCAGCGACGACATGAAGTCGATCATCGGGATTTACGATGCTTCGCTGGGAGCGAGATCGAACGAGACTTCTGGCCGTGCGATTATGGCTCGCCAGCGCGAGGGCGACGTTTCCACCTTCCACTTCATCGACAATCTTCAGCGGGCGATCAGGCACGGCGGGCGCATCCTTCTTGACCTCATCCCCAAGGTCTACACCACCGAGCGGATAGTCCGCATTCTCGGCGAGGACATGAAGCCGGAGACGGTGCAGATCGCTCCCACCGGACAGGCGGTGATGGAGAGGCCCGACGAAAGCGGGAATATGTCGGCCATCTACGACATCACGGCCGGCAAGTACGACCTGACGGTGAAGACCGGGCCGAGCTACACCACGCGCCGGGAAGAAGCCGCGCTGGAAATGCAGGAGATGATGCGCGCCGCCCCGGAATCGGCCGCATTGATCGGCGATCTGTGGGCCGAGCAGCAGGATTGGCCGCTGTCGGACAAGATCGCCGAACGGTTGAAGCTGATGCTTCCGCCGCAGTTGCAGGAAGGCCAGCCCCAGATTCCGCCGCAGGTCCAGCAGCAGCTTGACCAGAGCCAACAGATGATCGCCGAGGGCACGCAGGTGCTCCAGCAGCAACAGCAGGCCCTGCAGGAGGCCCAGCAGCAGATACAGGCCCTCCAGATGGCGAACAAGGACAAGTCCGACGCCAACGCGCTGAAGGCGCAGGAGCTGGAGATCAAGCGCTACGAGGCCGAGACGGCGCGGATGCAGGCAACGCAGCCGCCGATGGTCAGGCCGAATGAGGCGCGTTCTTACAGGATGTGATTGCTATGTTTCAGAGATTCCTTTATGTCCGTTGTGAGGCCCCCATAGCCCGAATACGGCGGCTAGAACGCCTTTGCCTCAGCTAGCCTGGGGATAGGGCTATGGGGGACCTCGCCCCACATGATTCCAAACCGTGAGAAAGCGCGCTGGCCAAGGCGTGTTCCTGCCATTCGTTGATCTCACGCCGCTCCCCGGCGGGCCGCGTAGGTTTTCCCTGTCAGTCGTAAGGAATCGAGCATGGAAGACTCCATCAAAATCTATGGATTCGAGTACGCCTACAAAGGGCGGCTCAACGCCTACCGCGTCATTGCCCACTCGGAAGCCGAGGCGATGGAGAAGGCGGCGGCGATGGCGGATGGCAAATTCATGGGCGAGCTACCGCCCGTAGTTCCGTCTGTCGATATAGTCGCGACAGCATAAGTTCGCCGCCAAGCCAACCCGGCAGCGGCTTAACCCGCGTCGTGAGACGCTACATTCCCGAAAGGATGGAAATGGAAACCGACACGACCAGCCCGGTCGATGGCGGCGACACCTCGGAAGAGATCGCCGAAGTCGAAGCGGAAGTCGAAACCGAAGGTCAGGAGCCCGAGCTTGTCGAGGACGGCAACCCCATCGAGGAGCCGGACGAGGACGAAGAGCTGGAGCTTGACGACGACCTGAAGCTCAAGGTTCCCAAGAGTCAGGCGCAGAAGGTCCGCGAGGCCATGTTGCGCCAGGCCGATTACACGAAGAAGACGCAGGAGCTTGCCGACCGCCGCAAAGCCTTCGAGGCCGAGCAGCAGCAGCTATCGTCGGCGACTCAGGCGGAGCTGAACACCTATGCCGTGGCGCAGAGCGTGGCGGCGCAGATTCAGCAGTTCCAGAATGTTGACTGGGATAAGTGGCACGACACCGATCCGTTCGAAGCCGCGAAGGCCAGTTCGCAATACCAACGGCTGATAGTTACCCACCAACAGGCGATGGGCCAGCTTCAGCATCTGAGAGGACAGCGACTCTCGCACGCGCAGCAGGAGACTGCCAAGCGCATCGAGGAAGGGCGCACGAACCTCGCCAAGGACATTCCCGGTTGGAATGACGACCTCAAGGCCAAGCTGATCGGCTTTGCCGCGGAGCACGGCTTCAGTCAGGACGAATTGTCCGACCTAGAAGCCGATCCCCGCGTCGCCAAGGTCCTTCACGCAGCTTTCGAGGGGTCGCAGGCCAAACGAAAAGCAGCGGCGACGAACAGGCACCTTCAGGCTCAGAAGGTCGAGCCGGCGGCGACGGTGGGGGCGAAGGCCATCCCGCCTCGCGGCCTGTCCGACAAGCTGAGCACGGAAGAGTGGATGAGGCGCCGCGACGAACAGGCCCGGAAACGGGCCTAGGCTTCAACCGGACCCGCGTCGTGAGACGCCGGCCCTCCCTCAGATGGATATTTCATCATGGCACACTCTCTCCTGACTCCCACGGTCATCACCCGTGAGTCGCTCCGCATCCTGCACCAGAAGCTCAACTTCATCGGCACGATCGAGCGGCAGTACGACAGCCGTTTCGCCAAGAGTGGTGCGAAGATCGGCGAAACCCTGCAGATCAGGCTGCCGAACGAGTTCACCGTTCGCACCGGCAAGTCGATCCAGGTCCAGAGCATCACCGAAACCAAGGTGGACCTGACCGTCGCGACCCAAAAGGGCGTGGACTGGGAGTTCGACTCGTCCGACCTCACCATGACCATCGACGATTATTCGAAGCGCTACCTCGATCCGGCCATGTCCGTGCTCGCGGCGAACATCGAATATGACGCGATGAGCATGTACAAGGACGTGTATCAGGAGGTGGTCGATGTCGGCGCCGACATCACGCTCGCCTTCGTGCTTCAGGCGGCCAAGCGGCTAACGGACAGCCTCGCCCCGGTTTCCGGGCGGACGCTGAACCTGAACACGACCGACAACGCCGATCTGGTCGATGCCCTGAAGGCCCTGTTCAACGACCCAGCCAAGGTGTCGAAGCAGTATCGCGAAGGCATGGTCGCGAACGACTTCATGGGCTTCTCGCAGGTCTACCAGAACACGCTCTGGCCGATCCACACCACCGGCACGGACGACGGGACGGGTGACTATCTCGTCAACGACGCCGGCACCATCGCCGAGGGGGTTACCTCGATCACGGTGGATACTGGCGCCGGCACCTGGAAGAAGGGCGACATCTTCACCTTCGACAGCGTTAACCGGGTCCATCCGGAGACGAAGGCCAGTTCAGGCGTTCCGATGCGGTTCGTCGTCACGGCCGACGCCGGGACCAGCGCCACCACGATCAACTTCTCGCCGGCCCTCTACTCGTCCGGGGCGAAGCAGAACGTGTCGGCGATGCCGGCCAATAACGCCAAGCTGAACAAGATCGAGTCGGACGGCTCGACCGGGATCGGCAATGCGGCGGATTACGGCATCTCGCTGGGCTATCACAAGGAGGCATTCGCCATCGCGTTCGCCGATCTGGTGATGCCGAAGGGCGTCCACATGGCGGCACGCGAGGTGTTCGACGGCATTTCGATGCGGTTCGTCGCCGACTTCGACATCAACAACGACAGCTTCCCGGCGCGTTTCGATGTCCTCTACGGCTATAAGACGATCCGGCCGCAATTGGCTGTCCGTCTCGGCTTCAACTAATTCTGACACGAAGGAGATAGTATCATGGCAGGCGAACAGATCGACCACGGGCGCGACGACGGCGCCATTTTCGGCCGTTCCGGCGGGAAGCTGGGCTTCTACGGGCTGGCCACGCCGATCGTGCGGCCGGTCATCACGGTGGTCGGCACCACCACGGCGACCACCGCGCTGAACGAAACCAGGATCGCCCGCTTGACGGCGGCTCTGGAAAATCTGGGCCTCATCGAAACCGCCACATGAGCGCCCATTTCTACGACGAGGGACCGCCGGCAACCGGCCGCAAGGTCATGCTGGCGGTCCCTACCTATGACGACCCCTCGGCCGCGCTCGCCTTTGCTCTGGCGCGCAGCCGGGAGGCGTTACATGCGGCCGGCATTCAGACGGCCCTGCTGATCCTGGCGGGGAACTGCCACGTGGACGATTCCAGAAATGCGCTCGTTCGCGACTTCCTCGAAAGCGACTGCACGGAGCTGGTTTTCCTCGACGCCGACATATCGTTCGAACCCAAGGATTTGGTTCAGCTTTGCTCCCGCGACGTGGACATCGTGGGGGGTGTTTATCCCTACCGCCGCCACGGACATGCCGATACGATGCCGGTACGGCTGAAGCGGGGGGCAAAGCCCGTGGGTGGGCTCCGGGAAGTGGACGGTCTTCCGACCGGTTTCATGAAGATCAAACGCGGTGTTTTCGAGCAGATGGCGCCGACAAGGCCCTGGTTCTTCGCCAAGACCGAGCGGACGGTCCTGTTTTTCGACCGGCCTCCTCCCGGCGAGGATCATGTGCGCTGGGGCGGCGATCTCGACTTCTGCAACCGCTGGCGGGCGATGGGCGGGAAGCTCTACGCCGACGATGAACTGAGGCTTGGCCACGTTGCCAAGGTCATTGTTCAAGATAGCCTCGCCGCCAGCATAAGGAGAGCGACGGGAACGACGCTCAGGGATATTATCCCCCGCTTCCGGGATGGGACGGAAACCGAAAACGATTACGAAGAGGTGTTCCGGTACGTCGGCACCCTCTACGCCGCCGCGCCGTTCACGCTCGCTCTGGTAACGAAGTTGGCGCGCAAATGCACCGGGCCGATCCTCGAGACGGGTTCGGGAATGTCGTCAGTGCTGATGGCGGCGGTGACCGAGCAGCAGGTCTATTCGCTAGAGCATCTGGAGCATTACGCCGGGCAGACGTTCGGCTGGGCGAAGGAGGCTGGGGTTTCGGGGCTCAACATCTGCTTCGCGCCGATCACTGACGAGCTTTGGTATGACGTGGGCAAGTTCGAGCTTCCGAACAGGTTCTCGCTCGGTTTCTGCGACGGCCCTCCGCGGCTCTACAACACGCGGATGCGGTTTTTCGAGACGTTCGGCGACAGGTGCACCTTCATCGTCGCGGACGATGTGAAGTCCGACCTCGGTTATGCGCGCAAGGTCCAGGAATGGGCAGACGCGAACGGACGCAGCCTCACCATGTTGGGGCGCTGTGCGCTCATTCAGAAGATTCCCCCTGTAGCAATGGAGAAGGCAGCATGATCAACACACAGGGACGCGCGCACTGGTTCGGGCCGAAGGGCGAGCAGCGCATTTTCGAGGCCGGCGAGGAAGTGCCTTCGGGGTGGAAGGACCATCCCTTCGCGGGGGCCCCCAAGCCGAAGCCGAAGGTGACAAGTGTTAAGACGAAGGCGGCCCTCGATCATGACGGAGACGGCGAGGCCGGTGGTTCGCTGCCGCGCAACGTCATGAAGCTGCGCGCCATCGCGAAGAAGGAGAATATCGACCTTGGCGACGCCCGCAAGGCGGCTGAGATCAAGGCAGTCATCCTGAAGGCAAGGGCCGGCTGATGGCGACCAAGGACCAGCTCTATACGCGGATCATCCTCGATACCGACCGCGACGATATGGGCTCTAGCGGGGCGCTGGAGCAGGCCAAGATCGATGCCGTGGCGGATGCGATCGAGTTTCATTCGGACGAGCAATTCTGGTTCAACCGCGCGTCCGGTTCGGGGAATACGACGGCGGATGTGGCGACGATCGCCTTGCCCTCTGGGGTGCGCGTTCCCGGCGTCGTGGCCTATAATGGGGCTGCGCTGGAACGGGTGCCGCTCGCCTCGATCGAGCACCTGACCACGACCGGCATCCCGGCGAAATGGGCGGAGAACGAGGACGCGATCCAGCTCTATCCCATTCCCGATGGGGTTTACGCCATCTCCGTCTATGGGCTGGCGGATGTCGGCGTTCCGGCTGCCGGAGGGGATTCGAACATCTGGACCACGGACGCGGTTCGTCTCATTCATGCGACGGCTCTGAAGATACTTTACCAAGGGCCGCTGCGTGATCTTGAATGGGGCGCGCTGTGGGCGGGGAATGAAATCAGGGAATTGGCCCGTCTCCGGCGCGAAACACGCCGCCGTGGTTCCAGCCCGCTTACCGCCGATATGCCCGTCCCGACCGGCTTCGATATCGTCACCGGCTGATGTCCCAGCGTTTCGCCCCGGAGAGCCCGGCCTCAGGTCCGACATGGCTCCCGCGCTTCGCCTCGTCCATCCCCGAATTGTTCCATCGCGTCATGCCGGCGCCGTTCAAGCTGTTCCGCTCGGCAACGGCCGATCTGCCCCCTGCCGCGGATTATACCGGGGCGCTGGCGTGGGACAGCACATTGACGCTGCCCACTTGGTCCAACGGCACGGCATGGGTCCAGCCTTCGCTCTCGACGCACGTCCACGCCGCCGCCGATGTCACCTTCACCCCCGCCGGCAACATAGCCGCTACGGACGTTCAAGCGGCCGTGGAGGAGCTTGACGCGGAGAAGGCGGCTTCCGTCCACTCCCACTCCATATCGGACGTGACGGGGCTCCAGACGGCTCTGGACGCCAAGCTTGACGAGGCCGACTACACCGCAGCCGACGTGCTGACAAAGCTGCTGACCGTGGACGGGGCTGGATCGGGGCTCGACGCGGACCTTCTGGACGGCAATTCCAGCGCCGCCTTCGCCTTGGCGAGCCACGACCATGACAGCGACTATCAGCCGCTCGACAGCGACCTGACGACGCTGGCGGCGAATATCACGGCCGCCGGACACGCGCTGGTGGACGATGCCGACGCTTCGGCGCAGCGGACGACGCTTGGGCTCGGCGCGGTCGCGACGCAGACCTACACGGAAGATACCTTCACCCCAACCCTGACGTTCGGCGGCGCCGCCACGGGAATGACCTTCGCCGCCAACGGCCAGCTCGGCCGATATACGAGGATCGGGCGGGTGGTGTTTTACACGATCCGCTTCGTGCTGACGAACAAGGGCTCTTCGACGGGGAGCGCCGTCATTGGCGCCCTGCCGCTCACCAGCGCGGCCTTGCCGGGCGATGTTCCGACCATCGTGGCGAGCAACATGGCGACTGTGGCGGTTCCGGCCGGGACGGTTGCCACTTCTGGCACCACGATCAGCCTGTTCGATTACACGTCCAGCGCGCTCGCGACCCTGACGCACGCCGACTTCAATAACAATTCGATCCTGCTGATTTCCGGCTTCTACTCGGTCTAGCATGGGCGCCCCCTGATCGGCTAGGGTGGGGGGATGAAGATTGCTGTCTGCATACCGACTACAGGCTTCGTCCGGGCCAAGTGCGCCCAAGCGCTGAATGAGCTTGTCGCGCACACCGGGGCTGAGTTCACGTTCTTCTACGAAGAGGCCGGACCGCTCGAATACAAGCGCACCCGCCTGGCCTTGCGGGCGCTCAAGTCTGGTGCCGACTTTCACTTGCTTGTCGATTGGGACCACACCTTTCCGCCCGACGCCCTTCTGAGGCTGGCGAGGCACAATCTGCCGATGGTCGGCGCGAACTACCCGGAGCGGCACAGCGGCGGATCGCCGACAGCCTACCGGGGGCAGGACGCCCCGGCACGGGGTAGGGGGGTTGAATCTGTCGCCGCAATCGGCCTCGGTTTCTGCCTCATAAAGCCCGAAGTATTCACCACCACGCCTCAACCGTGGTTCCGCAGTCAAATCAGTGATGAGGGCGCTCTCGTCTGCGGCGAGGACGTGCATTTCTGTAACCAAGTTCGTGAAGCCGGAATACCCGTTCACGTCGATCATGACCTGATCGTAGGCCACATCGCCGAAACCGTTCTAACTCTCGGCAGGGAGGATGCCAATGCTGATTCCGTTCTCCCCGCCGCCGGGGCTCAATAGCGACGATACGATCTTCTCCGCAAAAGGTCAGTGGGCGGACGGGCTGAACGTCAGGTTCCACAATGGCAAGCCGCAGCCGATAGGGGGGTGGGTTGGGCTTTCCGATGTGACAGCTACGGTCGGCTCGTCCAAATGCCGTGCCATTCACGCGCTGGACCGCGGCGGCACGGCCTATGTCGCGTTCGGCTTCGCGTCTTCAGGCTCTGCCCCCAAGCTGCTTGTCGGCACCGTTGCCAACCTAGTGGTCCCAACCGCTCCGAGCGACGAAACGCCCGTCAGCCTTGCCACCACTTCGACCGACTGGACCTTCGGATCGTGGGGGACGACCCTGCTTGCCTGTCCGAACGGGCAGAGCCTTTACGAGCAGTCAGGAACGAGCACCGCCACTGTCGTCACCAATGCCCCCGACAACATCACCGGCATACTCGTCACCGATCAAAGACAGGTGCTTGCGCTCGGCTGCAACGAGGAAAGCTCCGGTACGTTCAACGGCCGCTGCGTCCGGGGCTGTGACATAGAGGACTATACCGACTGGACGACTTCTGCTTCGAACAACGCCTTTGAGCACATTCTGGACGACGATGGCGTGATTGTCGCGGGGCGAAAGATTGGTTCTTCCGTCGCGATATGGACTACGGGATCGCTCTATCTCGGCCAATTCCTCGGCGATCCCGGCCAGACCTATCGCTTCGAGCGCATCGACGCGAACTGCGGGCTGATCGGCCCGAAGGCCGTTGCCATTCTCAACCAGCGCGCATTCTGGATCGGGACTGATGGCCGCGCGCGAACGTGGGCGGTTGGCACTTCTCCGCAGATCATTCCATGTGCCATCGGCAAACACTTCATCGACGGCATCGACTTGGGCCAGCCTGTCGCGACATCCGGCTCGCCCGCCAGGATGTGCGCCGTCACCATTTCCAAGTTCAACGAGGTGCGCTGGTATTATCCGCACTCGCTGGGTGAGAACGACTCGTTCATCGCGCTCGACATCGACACCGGCCTTTGGCATCGAGCCAACGATCCCAATGGCGTCACTGATTATGGCCGCACCGCCGCGCTCGAACATCCGCTTCTGGCGACCCCTATCTATGATTCGCCAATCGTCTCGGTCAACACCGCCGATGTAATCACGGTAGAGGAAACGGGCATCGCCGGAACCGGCAGCAACCCGTATGCGTGGCACATCGAAAGCGCCGGGATATATCTGGACGAAGCGCATCGCCGGCTTATGGTCAGAAGCGTCATTCCCGATTTCGAGGACCAGTCGGGCAGTATATCCCTGACCCTTACGGTGCGCGACAGGCCGCAGGCTTCGGCGACAACCAAGGGGCCGTTCACGCTTACGACCGCGACGACTAAGAAGGATTTCAGGGCGAGCGGCAAGATGTTCACGGTGAAGATTTCCGGGGCGGACAGCACCTATGCCCGCCTCGGCAAACTCCTGTTCGACGTTGTGCCAATGGGCGAGCGGTGAACGACTACGCCCGCTTCCGTGAACGTTTCGCGCAGGCACTGGACCCACGCCTCTACAGCATCGAATATCTGGATAGCCTGCTGTTCACCGGCAAGGCGCAAATATGGTTCGCGGACAACGCCGCTCTTGTAACCGAGCTTAGGACCTATCCGAGCGGAGTGACAGCAATCTGCGTCGTCGTCGCGGCCGGCAGCAAGGAAGAGGTTGTCGATATTCTACGCCCCCGCGCCGAGGCATGGGCGCAAAGCATCGGATGCTCGCTCGTCATCGTGGAAAGCCGCGAAGGGTGGAAGCGGGCGCTTAGGCCGCACGGCTATGCGCCGTTTCAGGTTTCTCTCGCCAAGGAATTGTAGATGGGCATTTCCGGTTCGAAAACAAAGGTTGACGAAACCGTTGACCGCACCAGCAACGAGACGACTTCCGGCACAAACATGCCCGTCACGCCGCCGTGGTTGACGAACGCGGCCGAGGAATATGTCGGGCGGATCGGGGCCTTCGGCAACATGGACCCGAATCAGTTCGTCGCCGGCCCCGCCCCTTTGCAGCAAGCGGCGTGGCAGAACGCGATCCCCGCTCTTTCCGGCTGGCAAGGGCAGGCCCGCACCGCTTCGGAGATGGCGCAACAGGCCGGGAATGCGCCCGCAAATACCGCTGGCCCCGCCGCGACGTACAAACCCGCCCAAGGCCAGGCATCGACCTACAGCGCGCCCCGGATCGCCCGCACCAACGCTCCGCAGGCGGTGCAGGCACAGCGGACCACTGTCGGCCCGGCCGCGCTCGTCTCCGGGCAGGGCTATCAGGCCCCAGACCTCGCCAACGCGCAGGGCTATGCCGAGGCGAGGACCGGACAGCCGATCGGCGCGCAAACTTCCACCGTCGCCGATAATATGGGGCGATACCAGAATCCCTGGGATCAGCAGGTGATCGACGCCTCGCTCAATCAGTTCGACAACAGCGCGGGGCAGCAGCAGGCGCGGCTGGCGGCTCAGGGCGCGGCTTCTGGAGCCTTCGGGGGCTCGAGGTTCGGCATCGCGGAAGGCCAGCTCGCCGCCGACAATACCTTGAACCGCGCCTCGCTCGAATCCGGTTTGAGGCAGCAGGGTTTCCGCGAAGCCTCCCAGCTCGGCGCAACCGACGCGGGGGCGTTCAATACCGCCGGCATGTTCAACGCCGGGCTTCAGGGGCAGTACGACCTCGATCAGGCCGGACGGAGTGATATGGCTTCACAGTTCGGCGCGGACGCGGCAAACCGCTTCGGGCTGGCGCAAGCGGGGCTGGACGAAAGCGCGGGGCAGTTCAACGCCAACCTCGGCCTTCAGCAGGGGCTGGCCAACCAGCAAAGCCGCAACACCATGGGCCTCGCCCAATTCGGCGCCGACACGGACCGGGCCTCACAATTTGCTGGAGCTCGGAACGCCATGACCGCGCAGGGCTATCAGGGCGACCTTCAGCGCAACCTCGCACAGGCCGATCTTCAGGGACAGGCGGGGCAGTTCAACGCCGGAGCCCAGAACACATTCGGGCTGGCCAATATGGACGCGCGCAATACCGCCGGCCAGTTCGGCGCCGACGCGCAGAACCAGATGGGCCGCTTCAACGCCGGCCAGGCCGAGCAGGCGGCGATGCGCGGGCTTCAGGGGGCCGGGCTGATGGGCGACTTGGCCAACCAGTACAGCGGCAACACCCGCGCCGATCTCGGCACCATGGCGCAGCTCGGCGATCAGCAGCGGGGGATCGAGCAGCAGTTCGCTATGGCGGGGCCGGCGCAGCTTGAGGCGATGGGGCGCTATTCCGGCATGACGCCCTACGACATTCTCGTAGGCCGGCAGATGCAGGGGCAGTCCACCGGGAACATGAACCAGACGGGGCAGACTACGACGACGCAGAGTCCGAGCCTGTTCAATCAGATGCTCGGCCTCGGCAACCTCGCCTCCAGCTTCATCTAGGGAGGGCTGAATGAGCTTCCTCTCCGGCCTCTCCCCAGCCCAAGAGTCGTTGTTCGCGGCCATATTCGGACAGCCCGGCCGGATGCCGCAGCAACCGCAGCAGGCTCCCGCCGCCGCCCCTAAGAGCGGGGGTGGCGGCGGCTTTCTCGGCGGGCTTGGCCGCGGACTCCAGCGCGCGTTCGACCCATCCAGCATCGCAATGTCTCAGGCGTTGATGGCGGGGGATTATGGGGCGGCTGCGACGATGGGCGCACAGCAGCGCCAGCTCCGCGCACGGCAGGAACAGGCACAGGCGGAAGCGGAGGCCGATGCACAGCTTCGCGCGCAGGCCGCGCAGGCGCTGGAAGCCGAGGGCTTCGACAAGTCCGTCATTCAGGGGATGAGCCCGCAGGACATTTCCGGGCTGTTGCGCGATATGTACCAGGACCGCCAGTTCGGCTCAGGGGGTGGGAGTGTGCGCCGGGCAGGGCGCGGTCCGGGGCAAGCCCCGACTTACGATATGGCCCCGTCCCGCCACGAATATCAGGGCAGCGTGTTTGACGTTCCCGGCGGCGCTGGCGAGCCGGTTCTGCGCCGCCCGGGGCATCAGATCGTCCCCTTGCAGCCCGGCGGCGAAGCGGCGGTGTTCAACTCCTACACGGGGGAGGAAGTCACGGGCGGGCGGCAACAGGCTCCGCAGGGCGCTCCCCCCGGCATGACCGCCGACGAGATCAACCGGCAGGCCGATGAGGCGATCCGCGCGGGCCGCGATCCGGCAATGGTCAACCGCCGCCGTCAGCAATTGCTTGGCCAGGGAGGCGCGGGCAGCGGAGCCCCGGCCCCTTTTGACGCCGGCTTCGATCCGGTCTCCGCGATCCAGTCGAGCTTCGGCGTCAGGCCGACCAGCGGTTACAGGACGCCGGGCCACCAAGCGGACCTCGTAAGGCAGGGCTTGACCAGCACTCGCTATGGCTCCCACCAGCGCGGGGACGGCGTGGACTGGCCGACGCCGCGTGGCATGACGAAACAGCAGTTCATCGCGCAGATTCAGCAGCAGTTTCCCGGCGCGCGGGCAATCCCAAGCAACGGCAATTCCGTCCACGTCACCTTCCCCGGCTGGGGCGGGGCGCCCGACGTTTCGGGCTCCCGCCGCCGCTATCCCATAGGGGGGCGCTAGTGTTTCAGAACCTCTTCGACGACATTCCGATGGCCGGGCAGCAGCCCCCGCAACAGCCGCCACAGCAGCCGATGCGCCGCCCCCGTATCCAGGGGCCGGAGCGCGAGCCAACGCCGCTTTATCCGGAGCAGCGGGCGCTGAACCAGCAACAGGTTGAGACGGAAGAATTGCGCCAGCAGCGCATGCGCCAGCAGATTGCAAACCCGACCCCGCCAACGCCGCTTAGCGAGCAGCAGCGCGCGGCGCTGTCGGGGCGGCTGACGGCAATGGACGGCTTCGAGCAGGGCCTGAACGAGCTTGAGGGTATCTATCAAGAGAGTTTTCAGGGCGACCGGGCCGGCATCCTCGGCATGGGCGGCGGCAGGAATGTTGCCGGCTATCTCGGCGGCATCCGCCAAGCCAATCCACGCTTCTCTTCCTCTTCCCGACGCCTGCTCGGTTACATCGCGCAGGCGATGGGGATCACGTCGCAGCAGGCCAACACCCCTCACGAATTGGAGATGCGGTTCGGCCCCTATCTCCCCAACCCAACTGACACCGACGCGCAGATCGAGGACAAGCTGCGAAGCCTCCGCGAGATGCTGGAAACGCAGCGCAATTCGCTCCGTACTCAGCTCGGCGTCGAAGCGCCGCCCCCTGCCGCGCCGTCTAGCGACCGCATGGACACCACCACGCAGCAGGTCACGGCGGCGGGGCAAGGCGGCAGGACCGAACTGAGCCGCGGCGACCAGCAGATCGACCCGGCTCAGCAGGCGATGAGCGAGCAGATTCGCACAAGGCTCAGCAGCATGTTGAAGGGCGGCGTCGCCGATGCTGCGGTGCGCCGATACGCCATCGAGCAGGGTATCTCGCCGCAGTCGATCGACGAAGTGCTTCAGTACCGCCGCACGCCACAATGGCGCGAATGGAGGCGCCAGCGTCCGAACGAGGCGGTACGGTTCCGCGACGAAACACTCAACGTCCAGATGGACCCGCTCGCCGGGATGGTAGCTGGCGCGGCAGCCTCGCCGCCAGGCACGGCCGTCGCCCATGCTGGCAACGCCGCCACGGCGGGCACCATGCCGCTGTGGGGGCAGGCACTCGGCGGGGATAGTGAGCAGATCAGGCTCGGCCTCGATGCAACGCGCCGCGAAAACCCGATGTCGGCGCTTTTGGGCGATGTTGGAGGGGCGGCGCTCACTTACGGGGCTGGCGGCGCTACCGCGAGCGCGGTGGGGCGCGGGCTTGCCGAACGCGCTCCCCGGCTGGCATCGTTCCTGCAAACGCCGGGACAGTTCCGCGCCCTTACCCCCCGCGCCGTTGCTGGTGATGCCGCTTATGGCGGTTTGCAGGGCATGGGCGAGAATGCCGACCCGCTTTCGGGCATCGCCGAGAATGTGATCGGCGGCGCTGGCGGGCGTGGAGCAATGCGGACCGCCGGCAGGGCGTTGGCGCCGAGTGGTGGGAATATCCCGGACCTCTACGCGATGGGCGTCCGTCCATCGCCGGGGCAGCGGTTCGGCGGCGTTGTCAACGGGATCGAGCAGCGCCTTCAGGACGTGCCGCTGGTCGGCGACGCGATCCGCGGCACCCGCAACCGAGCCCGGCAGCAGTTCCAGACCGGGCTGTTCAACGATGCTCTGGAGCAGATCGGAAGCCAACTCCCACGCAACGTGCGGAGCGGGCCGCAGGCGCACGCTTTTGCTCAGCGGGAGTTCGATCGTGTCTATGACTCGGCGCGCAGCGGCATGACGTTCCGGCTCGACGGCGAGTTCACTGCCGAGCTGGGGGCGCTCCAGCAGACCGCCGGCAACCTCCGGCCGGAAAGTCAGAGGGTGTTCGATCGGGTATGGCGTAGCTCGGTCGTGCGGCGGATGCGCGGCGGAGAATTGAGCGGCGACGATTACAAGCGCGCCGTCAGTGAGGTAGGGCGCCACATCCGGCGCATTCGCGGCAATCAGTCGGGCGATGGAGAACTGGCGTCGGCGTTGCAGGACATGCAGGCCGCGCTGGACCGCGGCGCGCGTCGGCACAGCCCAGCCGAGGCGGTGGCGGCGCTGGACGCGGCAGACGCCGGCTATGCGCGTCTCGTTCGGATCGAGGACGCCGCCCGTCGCCGGGGCGGGGAAATGGGCGAGTTCTCCCCGGCTCAATATGACGCGGCGGTTCAGAATATGTCGAACGGCATCAGGGGGCGGGAATATATCTCCGGCCGGTCCCTGAACAGCAACCTCGCCGAGCAGGGGCGTTCGCTGTCCGACACCATCCCCGATTCCGGCACTCCCGCGCGGATGGCAAACATGGTTGGCGTGAACGCGGCGGCGACCGGCGGCGCGATGCTGGACCCTGCCACGCTGGCGCTGCTCGGCATGACCGGAGGCGCCTACGCCCCCGGCGCGCGGAACCTCCTCACCGGCATATTCGCGCCACGCCAGAACTTCGGCCGCCGCATTCGCGACAATGCGCGCTTCGGCGGGATGACGGGGGCGCCTTTGGTCAGCTATGGCTCAGGGCGAGAGTAGCAAGGCCCACAGGATCATCCCGAACAGGCTGGCGGATACGAACCACGCCCACGCCAGCCAGAGGTATTTCTTGATCGCAGATAAGTTGGCGCGAATCAGGTGAACGAGGCCCGCTCTCGGTTCGAACATCACAGCCTCGAAGCCGCACAGCCCCTCGGGGTCGCGCGCGGTCTCGGCGGGGACGGTGATCGAAACATTCAGGGACCCGTCAACCGGGCTATAGGTCACTCGATTGTGCACCGGATGGGCGCAATGAGGGTCGGCATAATGGACGCACTGAATGCACGGCGGCCCTGCCTGCGAAGCCTGAACTAGCACGGAGCGGCCGGCGGCCATCCTGGCCATAGCCGCGTCGAGACGAGCCTGCGTTTCCACCGCCCCCAAATACCACCTCTCCCCCCATCCAATCAAGGAGCAGTGCCATGAACGAACGCAAGCCCACGCAGGAAGAGCTGGACGAGCTGCGGAAGCGCGGCGTCGAGATCGGCAAGCCCGAACCGCTCGACGGCGGCATAGCGCCCCCGCCCGGCCCGCCCCCGCCTCCGCCACCGCCCCCCGGCGGACCAGGCGTTCCTGAGTAATGACCGGCCCGGAGCTTCTGTTCGCGGCCGTGGTGGTTATCGCCGGCGTTCCTGCCGCGCGCTACAACGCGACAGCCGCCGGGCTCGTCATCTCCTACGTCTTCGTTCAGAGCGCCTATGCAATCTCTGGCGTCGTGTGGCCTATCCACCTGTTCGTCTTCATCGACCTTGCCGTGCTGACGATCATCTACTGCAAGCCGCCGGCCTATGATTGTTGGCCCTATCGGAACATGGGCCACCAGCTTCGGTCCATGTGGTTCGAACGCTCGATCTGGGATCGGATCGTTATCGCCGCCTTCCCGCTGTGCTGGGCCGCCTACTCCCTGCCGCTGAGCGATTTCTCCCGCTGGTGGGCGCTGTATTTCCTCTCGCTGGCACAGTTCATCGCGGCCGGCGGCGAGGCTTTCCACGTTTACCGCACCTGCCGCCCGGCCAAGGCGGCGAAGCCGCCGGACACCCCCTCGTCCGGTTTCGAGTTCGCATGGGCGGGGGAGTGGCGAGGTTATGGATGATGGCAGCCCCTGGAACCTTGCAGCAGTTCTCATCGGCGGGCCGCTCGGCGTTATTGCCGCCACGCTCATCGTCACCCTTGTTCGATCATGGCCGGCGATCATGGCGAAGGTCAACGAGGCCCGCCGCGACAGGGCGGACATTCGGACGAATGAGCTGGAGCGGATGGACGCTCGGATGCAGCGCCTTGAGGAGCGGTGCGGTGTCTTGGAGATCGAGAAAGAAGAATGCCGGCGCGAGCTTCAGGAGGTTCGCGACCAGCTTGCCGTTGAACGTAGCGAGCGGTTGCGGTTGGGGGCCATCATGCAGGGGCAGGGCGAGGTGAGACAGCGCGCGGCAGAGGTGGTCGCCGCCGATCGGCAGGCCCGCGAGATCGAGGACAAGGGGAAGAAGCCGTGAGTGATCCACGCCGCCCCATCTACGCCTTTCTAGGGCCGTATCTGAAAACTCCCGGCTGGAACAACCGTGAGTTGCGCGAAGGTATGGACCGCCATCTCGACTTGCTCGGCGTGCCTAGGGAGCCCGCCACAGCCCCGCCGCCGGGCCAAGGGCTGGGCACAGGCGCGGATGCCGCAGCGGGCGCTGGTGGCGATCCTGCGGCGGTAGGGGGGCAAATCCGCAGCGAGGACGACCTGACGGCGATGCTCGGCAATCGCAATGCCCCGGCACTGACGGATGCGGACTTCGAAGCCGTGGCGGCCGAGCTGGGCGTCCCGGTCAAGCTCATCAAGGCGGTGCGGAAGGTGGAAGCCCCGCGCGGCCCGTTCGATGACAAGGGGCGGCCGTCGATCCTCTACGAAAAGCACGTTTTCGCCCGCAACAGCGCAGGGCGGTTCAACGGCTCGCATCCGGCGCTGTCGGCGGCTTCGTGGCAGCCCGGAACCTACGGCCCTCATTCGGCACAGTACGGCAAGCTCGCCGCCGCCTGTCGGCTCGATCAGGACGCCGCCTTCAAAGCCTGTTCGTGGGGCGCGTTCCAAGTGCTGGGAGAGAATGCCGTCAGTCTCGACTACCGTTCTGCGTTCGACATGGCGCTGGCGCTCACATTCAGCGAAGCGGCGCACCTCGACAGCTTCGTGCGCTTCGTGAAGGTCAACGGGCTGGTTGACGAGTTAAGGGCGTGCAAGGCCGGCGATCCCGAAAGCTGTGTGCCATTCGTGCGTGCCTACAACGGGAGCGGATTCCGAAAGAACAATTATCACGTCAAGCTGGCGGAGGCGGCGCGATGACCGCGCGCAAGCAGCCGACCAAGGCCGTCACCGCAGATGCGGGCCGCCCGATCCCGGCCTCGATCCCGCTGCCCGACAGCTCGGTTCGAACACGCGTCTGGTATCAGGTTTACTCCCGCCTTGCGCGCCCGACGCTCGATTGGGTCGGCGTGTTCGGCGGGCTCTGGGCGCTGGGGCTGTGCGATCTGCTGAGCAAGCCGATGCCGGACGCCACCAGGATTATCACGCTGGCCTTTGTCGGTGCTCTCTACGGCGTCCGCACGGCCGAAAAGCGGATGGGCGTGGCATGAAGCACGCCGCCGCCTTTGTCGTCATCGCCTATTGCGCGGCAGTTATGGCGGTGAGGTTCTATCCGGTGAGGGCGCTGTGACGGGCCGGGGCCAACCGGCTGAGGACTCTACGAGGGGGCTTGCCTCCGCGCTCTGCCGACCGGTCTGACAGTAGCCCCGAGCCGCGCGTGTCTGGCACTTTCCACGCCGCCGCCACAGCCCAAGGAGTATAGACGATGCTCGCACTACTGACAAGCCGGGAGAGGTGAGATGATGGTTGCGGGCTGGGCGCGACTCCAGCTTGGCGGTCGGGATGGGCTCGGGCTTTCAGGCCCCTGGCTCTCGCTGCCTGCCCGGACTTCCACCGGCTCTCCCGGCTCTAGGCCGGGTGCCCCATCGTCGTCAGCCCGCTTGGGCCGCCGCAACCGTGAAGGAGCATAGACGATGGCCTTCCCGTTTACAATGCTTTTGCCCGCAAGCCTCGTCGAATGGGCGAGGATCGTTGTCGTCGCCCTGATAGTGGCGGCTATCACCACGCCGCTCGCCTACTGCGAGGGCAAGAGCGCCGGCCGGGCTCAGATGCAGCTCGCCATCGAACAGGCGAACACCCGCTTTCTGACGCAGAAGGCCCGCGCCGACGCGCTCGCGGCCGATCAGCGTATCACAGACACAATCGCCGTCAACCGCCAGGAAGAGGAATTGAGAGATGCCATCGCTTCGACGCCTGATTCTGCTCCCGATGCTGTGCGCGTTCAGTTGGGGTGCGCTCGCCTGCGCGCCAACGGTACAAGTCCAGCCGATCTTCCCGCCGTCTGCGGACCTTCGCGTTGAGCCCAAGCCGGTCCCGCCGCCCGAGATCGTGACGAGCGCGCAAGCCGCTGCCGAGCACGATATAGCCTTGGAGGGCTGGGGCGAGCGGGGCTGGCTTCAAATCGGGCGGATATGTCGATGGGCCGTCGAGAACGGGGCAGAAGGACTGGATTGCCCGGCGCCTTGAACTAGTGCAATTTTTGCACAGGTTGAACTGTTTCCGAAATGGAAAGAGTTGCCCCGCGCCCTAGGCTGTGGTAGCGAGGGGTGTCGCTAGGCTAGCAGCCAATCTCATGCCTCGGT